GAGGAAGGATCTACCGTTGGTACTGCACAAACAGTTAACTTTATTGGTGCTGCATGTACCGTGACACACAGTGGCGGAGTTGCAACCGTCAACTTGGCAGGAGCAGTTCCATTCACAGGTGCTGCTGCAACTATCACTGGTCTGGATATATCCCAGTATGAACAAGCATACTCATGGGGCAACCATGCAAGTGCTGGATATCTTACAAATATCTCTGGTCAAAACATAGGTAACTTGTCTAATGTTTCCAGTGCATCTCCAAGTACAAGTGATGTATTAACATGGAGTGGGTCACAATGGACACCAGCCGCACCTACAGGTGGAACTGGTTCTGGAGTCATAATCAGAGAAGAGGGAGTTCAAGTTGCATCAGGAGTTACTTCGATTGACTTCGTTGGATCTACCGTAAGTGCAACTGCAACTGGTTCAAACGCAACTATCACAGTCACTGCTGGTACTGGTGGAGGTGGTTCTATTTCCACAACTGGTGTAGGAACATACACTGCATCTGCTGGTGTGGAACAACAGATAGATTCATTCTCTAAACTCAGTTACTCTGGTGCAGAGTACACATTGATGATCGGTCTAGGAACATTCAGACAATCACAAAAACTTCTCGTGATGCACGATGGAACCACAGCATTCTCACAAGAGTATGCTATTATGTTCTCCCCAGAACAACAGGTATCAGTTGCTTCAACAGTAAGTGGCAACAACGTTTTAGTTAAAGTCACTCCAGAGGCAGGGATATCTGGATTATCTACATACAGATTTGTCAAGACTTACATTGAGAACTTATGATTCACACTAGTACGAACACTCTTGATAGGACAGGGTTAGCTGTCAAACCAACTGGAGCTAACGACAAAAAGGCATACTCTATCAAATGTTATACCAAAGATGATTGGGTATTCATTCATGAAGAACTAGAAAAAGATGGTTCACTGGAAGATAATATTCCAGATCCGTCAATAGTGTGTCCTGATAAGAAGGAACATAGTGATACCAGAGCAACCTACATGTTGACTGATGCGGAAGCAGAAGATCTAAGAAAACATGAGAAGGTAGAGTTTGTCTGTATTGATTATGATGTTTACCCAGGCAACTACGCTCCCGATCCAAAAGATATTGTCGCTGGTATACAAAAGTTTGGTAGAGGAACAGGGTCGGTATCCAACTACAGAGCATGGAATACTTCACCGACAGGCACTAGACCACCTACATCTCAGGCTGGTATAGGTGCATCAGATAAGAACAGAACTGGATATCAGATACTAAGACACACACAGAAAGAGAATCCTTGGGATGCAACATCCACTGGACTAACTCAATCTGATCATATTATTATAGAGACAGAGACAAAACAATTAGGCGATGGCACTGGTGTAGATGCAATCGTGTCTGATGATGGTTTCTGGATTGCACACCCAGAATTTGTAACAACTGATGATGATCCTGTAGGATACTCAACAGGAAACGCATTGACATGGAGTGGTATATCTACAACACCAGGCACATGTGGTGTCCTAGATGTACTTCTTGATGGTCCATATTATATTGACCCAGACTGGTTCAATGCAGATCCAGGCAATAGATTAACTCAACGTTGGGATGGTACAACAGTCCCAGTAGAGTCTGTAGCAAGAGCATGGTGGTCTGATTCAAGTCAGAGATCAGTAGGATTCTCTACCATTGGTACTACTAGTGGTTTCAGTTCTTTCTACAGTAGACAAAGTTGTAATGGAAGTAATACACAGAAACCAACCAACGGATCTGATCACGGAACTCAATGTGCTGGTCAAGTATTTGGTAAAAATTATGGATCTGCATACAACTGTAACAAGTGGGTGTTAAATGGTATTGGTGGTTCCAATGCTGGAATCAATGGTAGTCAATTTGATATACAAAAACTCTTCCACTTATATAAACCAAACTATGATAGACATTCTGCTGTTACTGGCAAACAAAATGATACTAAAAACCCAACACTGTCAAGTAATAGTTGGGGATATAGGGACGATGCCATTCATGATGGTGGATTCTACTGGTATAGACCATCATCTATAGATGGATTAGTGCCTGGCACACCATATACAAGTGGTAGTGAACCAGAATTCATTGATTTACTAGGTGCATATGGTGATGGTAGTAGAATGAAAGGAGAGATGGTAGATAGTTCTGTAACCGCATCTGGTAAAGAACTGTCTGACGCTGGAGTGATCTTCGTCTGTGCTGCTGGTAATAGTAATCAAACTCAGGTAAGGCCTGGCGATCTTGATTTTGACAACTATTGGGCTACAGCTTCTCAAGGAAATGATTCTCCTCTATCAGCGAGCACTCATTTTGAATTTGGTTTACAATGTTATAACACTATCAATAGAAGAGGGTGGCCACAGTCATTAGGTAAAACTACATCTGGTTTATCTACTGCTGGAACTGAGTATGCTGCTATCAATATTGGTGCGTTAGATGATCAAATTGTAAGTGGTGGACTGGGTGGTAACACCACAGACTATAAAGAAAAGAAAGTTTCCTATAGTGACATGGGAACAGGTATTGATTGTTATGGTGCTGCTGATGACACACTCACAGCAGATGGTAGAGCGTCATCTCTTACATATCCACACCCAGAAACATATAGTGGGTTGACTTTAACTCCGTATGATATTGATTTTGGTGGCACTAGTTCTGGATGTCCTACATGTGCTGGATGGATCACTACCAAACTACAATATAATAGAGATTGGACTTACACTGATGTAAGAAACTGGTTAAATAACAGTTGTGGTGCTCAATCTCCTGACAGATTTTACTATGGTGATAACATAACAGGATTCACATCGACAACAGCTGCATGGGAGGATATGTATTCCGTTCAGATGTATGGTCAAGGACCTGTTGTAATATGGGATGCTCCTACTGGTTCACCTACTGAACCAAAGAAACCTGAGATTAGAATCACAAACTCACCAAACTTAAAGTTTAGTGGTGGAGTTGAGATAAAATTCTCCTAATAAATACTAAAAAAGACTAGCGAAATGGCAGACAAATCATTCGGTGTAAAGGACCTGAATATAGTTGGAGCGAGTGGTGATCCAACTATAGAAAGTAATGGTGACCTAAATTTAAAAGCTGGTCAAGTTGCAATTCAAACTAACACCACAGTCACAGGAGTTGTTACTGCAACAGCATTTGTAGGTAACGGTGCTGGATTAACCAACCTTCCAGGCGGAGGTAGTTATGGTAACTCTGATGTTGACACACACCTCAATACTGGTACTGCTTCCACTGGAGAGATTCTAAGTTGGAACGGAAGTGATTATGACTGGGTTGCTGATCAAACTGGAGGCGGCGGTGTACCAGCAAACCTTACTGCAACAACCTTAAACGTTTCTGGTATTACAACTGCTGGTAGTTTTGTTACTAACTTGATAGACGCATCTGGAACCAGTAGAGGATTCTGCACCAGATATTATGTAACTTCAAACGGTGCTAGTGACTATCGTTTTGCTGGTCCTGGCCAAAGAAATAGTGTAGGAAATCCAACTCTCTACTTAATGAGAGGATTTACATACATGTTCGAGAACTCTACTGGTTCTTCACACCCATTCCGTATTCAATTTACAGGAACAACTACAGGTGTTGGGACATATGTAAGTGGAGATCAGAACGGAGTACAGATTTTTACAATCCCACACGACGCACCAGCAAATTATGAGTATCAGTGTACCGCTCATGGTGGTATGAAAGGTTCATTTATTATCCCTAGTTAAGATTATGCCATTAGCATTTGGAATTGGAAAGTCAAGGGGAGCTCAGTTTGATCCTCCAGTATTTTACTCGAATTTATTACAGTTCTACTGGCACTGGACTGATGGTAAGGACTTTGACCTCAGATGTGAGTTCATTCGCCCTACTCAATTAGCTGGTCAAATAGTAGGAACTGATAAACTACCTCAGATTGTAGATGGTGGTGGTTCAGTTACATATATGAAATGGGGTGGAGACAATACCCAAGACACAGAGGGGTATGAAGGCATATACATTGACATAGATGCAATCAAAACCGTGCCAGGCGGAGTTGCAAACAATGTAATAGAATTAGATTTCAGAGGTATGTGGTATGCAGAAGTTGGCACAAACCCAGTAGTAGTAAAAGCTTCTTCATATCAAGGTGGAAGCATGTCATTAGAAAGAGACACACCTAACGTGCCTGGATTCGGATTTGTTAATGTAGGATACGCTCAATCCTTTACAAATTACAAAGAAAGTATACCCAAAGTTGTTACAAGTGTTGACCGAGAAGGCACTGGTCAACGATTAGCTCGTGCCATCATTGACTTAAACACATATCAGATAACTTTTGAAGATTATTAGTAACAAATTATATAATTTTTTTCCGTATAAATACAGGCAGACTAAGTAGTGGGAAATCAACATGAAAAGATTTTTACCTATAATTATGCTTTTGATGGCGGCTCCCATGTCAGCGAGGGCCGATTTGATTCACAGATTGACTACGAGTACCCAACTAAGTGTGGACGGCGCAGCGACTCAGGCTACAAGAATTGGCTCAACTTATAGCGTAAGCGGTAACAATATCACCGCTGGTACTATGGGTGGACTCACCAAGTCAGCTGGAGATACAATTACAACTGCGGCGGCTAGTCAGACTCAAGGTTCTTACTCAGTTACTACTGCTGGCAGTGCCTTCAGCCTAACAGAATCATTTATTCTAGGCGATGCAGTAAATCCAATAGGAACTGGTGTTGACGTATCTGCTGGCGTTGTTGCTGACATGCCTGCATATGGTAGTGTAGTAACACAAAGTGGCGGCGTGGCAGGCAGTCTTGCTGGCACGATTACCTCAGCGGGCGTTATGACGCTAACAGCTGGAGGCGCAGGCACTAGTGCTACTGGACAATTCGTTTCAGAAATTTCGATAGATTGAGATCATGACTAATGAAGAAACTTCTTGCGACATTTGTGGTTGCACTTGCCCTTGCGAATGTGAGGACTGCGAAGGCTGTGCCTGTGGTCCCTAATTTCCAACAGGGCAGCATGACATCTCGGACCGAAACGACTTCGACAGTGACCGAGACCATAAATTCAATCGATATGAGGACAGGATGGGAGTACAGCGTGACGGGCACAGGGGTTTCCAACAATGGAGAAGCCCTCAACCCACCAGTGAATACATCAACGGTGAATGTAACACCGAGCAGTTCAGCGGGTGCAAATGGAGGAGCAGTCGTAACAGGAACGGTAACAAGTTCCTTCGACTCCTTAGACTTTTCCAGCCCAACAAACTTCACGATAACAAATCCAGGCGGAGCT